CGGTCTATCATGTCAAGCAATGGAAGGACGTTGGGGTTGTTGACAGCCTGGTGGTTGGCTACGAACTCTCCCTCATGCACCACGCCAGCCTCCCGTCGGTACTTCCTGCCGCCAGTGAATCCTCCCTCATAGTATCCTGCCTCCTGTGCGGCTGCCTGCTTCTTGATGGCGGCGATCTGAATCATGCCGGCTGCGACAGCCATGGCTGCCGCTATTGGTGCCAGGATATATCCGATAACGGGTACAGCAGCTGCTGATCCGTAGGCGTTCAGTGCGTTCATCGCTGTCTGTGCGAGAGCCTGCGCTATTTGTATTTTCACCTGCTTGCGGTTGTACTTGGTCTTGATGGCTGCCTCTTCCTTCGCCTGTTTCTCCTGGAGCTTCTTCACACGCTTCTGGTTGTTTCCTGCGGCGGAAATCTGTTGCTCGTATTTCTTCTTCACCTGAGCGGTCTCGAGGTCTGCCTGTGCAGAGTAGAGCTGACTGGTGGCGGACATGATCTGATTGATGCCGTCGAAGGCTGACTGCATCTGCGAGGCGAGGTCCTGGCAGAACTGGGCGGTCGCCTGCTGCTTGGCGGCCATATAGTCCCTGTATGAAAGCTCATCACTTTCATACATCTCTTTAAGTTTGCTCATGGTAGCCGCATAGATGGCAATGTCACCGATAATGGGAATGTCGGCAGCGGCACCGGCACCTTCCCTTACCTCGCTCCGTGCGACCTTCGCGGCGTTAGCCCCTGCCTGTGCCGTTTTCTCGCCTTCCGTCGTGCCGTTGGCGTACTGTGCCTTGATGGCAAGCCGGGCACGCTGGTACTCCTCCTCTTTCAGAAGTCCCTGCTGGTAGAGTTTCTCCAGTGCTTTCAGCTCCATCTGCTCACGCTCTGTGTCACTCTGCTGCAGATAGCGGACCTTGACATCCTGAAGTCTTTCCTGGAAATCCTGCTCACGCTCCAGCTGGTGTTCCTTCTCACGGATATCTATTTCCTCCTCTATCTGCATTCTCTCAAGTGAACCCTCACGGTAGAGTCTCGCCTTTTCCTGCAGGAAGATGATGTCAGCCTGGTAGAGAGCCTCGTTAAGAGCGTCCTCGTTGCGGTAGTACTCGGAGTTCTCGTCGGAAAAGGAGGCACGGAGTCTCATGACGACCATCTGGTGCTCACGCTCCACGTCGTCCAGTCTCATCCGGACACGATCCTGGTCTCCGTCAAGAGTGAGGGCAGCCAGCTGTTTCTCGTATTTGGCATATTCGGCTTTCTCTCCTTCCCAGACCCTCATCTGAGCCTTCAGACCGTCCTCTCTTATCTTGTGCTGGTCGTTGATGAACTGTCGGTAGTTCTTCAGGCCTGCGCTGTATGCCAGCATGTTCTCAGCGAGACGCTCGTCAGTGACAGCCTTCTCCTCTCTGGATTCCTCACGGAGTAGTCTGATATGCTCTTTGCGTGCTTTTTTCTCCTGGTTGGAATTCCCTCCAGCGCTCTTCTTGGCAGGAGTATAGGTTGTGTCCCCTTTCGGTTTCTCCTTCTCCTCATTTCCGCCCTCCAGTTTCCTGCGCTGGTTTTCCATGACTGCGTTTATCTGCCGGGCTGTGTCAAGGGTTTCCTGGGAGTTTCTCTTAATACCCTTGACGATATCCAGCTGTCTGTCGTATTCCTCCGTCTGTTTCTCATGCTCCTTTGTTATCTGTTCCTGAAAGGCTTTCTCCGATACGCTTCCCTCCGCCTGAGGACCCTGCGTCTGCGCCCAACGGGTAAGGGCTCCGCCGCCCTTCTCCTCACGCTCACGGGACTCCCGCATTCTCTCCTCATATTCGAGGTCAGCCTTGAATCTGCTCTTCTCTATGTCCTTTATCTTTCCCTCGGCTGCCTCCAGACGGTACTTCTCCAGTAGAAGTGCGTTGTACGACTCAAGCGCACGGGCGTTCTCATAGTATTTCCCGGTCGTCTCGTCGAGACGCCCGTTATAGCCTGGGATGATCTCGTTAAGTTTCTCAACAGCCTCCCTGCGTTTGTCAAGCTGTTCGTTCTCGTCCCGGGCTTTTTCCACAAGGCGTGATATTTCCGCACGCTCCTCGGCAGCGTTCTCTATAGCGGTTTTATTGAGGTCATTGACGATTCTCTGTTTAGCCTCGTTTCTCCCCAGCACGTCGATAAGTTTCATGACACCGGCAGTCAATGCTATGACAGCCGTGGCGACAAGACCTACAGGGTTTTTCATGAGGACCTCGTTCCATATCCGTTGCAGGGCTATGGTCTTTGTAATGGCTCCGTTCCATGCGAGGAGGACTATAGTCCTGGTTTTCAGCCATGCGACCCATGCCTTGTGGACGGCGATGCCCGCTTTGTTCAGGGCAAGCTCCATTTTCTCCAGAAGGACAGTGCGCTGCGTCCAGAGATAGTATGCTTTTTTGAGGACGATGTACTCGGCAAGGAACATGGAGAGTTTCGTTATGGCACCGATGTTCCGCATAAGGAAGCCAACGAGGACGGAAAGCCCCTTTATGATCAAAGAGGTGCTGCTTATCGTGTATCTGACGACAGGCATAAGTTTCTCACCCAGCTCCACCGTCATCTCCATGAACTGTTTCTTGGCTTTGTCGATTCCGGCTTCCACGGTGTTGTTCATGGTGGCGTACTCCTTCGACACGCTGGTGCCTTCCTTGTATGCCTTCGTGGCGAGCTCCTGACGTGCCCTGACATCGTCGATCTTATCGGCGAGGGTAGAAAGGACACCCACGGCACGGCTCCCGTCCAGTCCCATGTCGTCGAGCATCTTCATCATCGTCTGCGGGTCTGCTTTCTTGAGGTTGTCCGCAAGTGCCAGGATGGCGGCGTTGGCGTCCGTCTTGAGAAGATCTGAGAACTTCTTCATGTCCATGCCTGCGATACGTGCGAATTTCTCTGTGTCGGTCTGCATCTTGGTGAGCATATTGCCGAAGGCGGTGGCTGCCATCTCGTCACGCAGCAGGTTCTCGTCCATGACGGCACCGAAGCCCATGATCTGTGCCTGTGTCAGTCCGAGTTGCTTGCCGAAGCCTGCCACACGTGCGGTGAAGTCTACCAGGTACCCCGCCTGTGCCGAGGAATTCTGTGCCAGTTCGTTGACGGCGGAGCCGGTGGCGAGCATGGCGCCTCTCAGTCCCATGTTCTCATCCTCACCGAACGCCATGGCGAGCTTGCCGACCTTGTCTATGGCATCATCACCGAGGTCGTCACCAAGCGCCACCTTTATCTGGTTTGCCGCGTCGACGAAATCAAGGATATCCTGTCTGGAAGTCTTGCCGAGTCTTCCTGCCACACCTGCCAGCTCGTTGAGTTCCTCCCTGCTGGTACGGGTGTCCATTTTCTTCAGGTCCTCGTTGAGATCCCTGACGGCAGCGTCTGTAAGACCCGTGTATTTCCGTGTGTCAGCCATCGCCTCCTCCATGGAGGCGTAAGCCTTGACAGATGAACGGATAGCGACAGTCAGTCCCGTCACTGCTCCGACGATCTGTGTAATGGCACCCCAGTGTGTGTTGAGTCCGACAATGAATCTTTTCCAAATCGGATCCTGCTTCTTGACTTCCTCTGTCGCACTGGTGTATTCCCTCATCTCCCTGCGTGCGTTCTTGATGCGTTCCGCGAGAGCCTTCCACTCCTTCGAGTTTTTCTCGACGGAGCCGTCACGCATCAGTTTATTGAGGCCTCTCACCTCTTGTTTCAACTCGAAGTAGTTCTTTTTTGAGAGTGTCTGCAGGGCAGCGGAAAGACCTTTTGCGTGACGGGTTTCCTCCGTCAACTGACGTGAGACAGTCTTCAAGTACTGCTCTGACTGTCTTATCTGCTCCTTGGTGGCAGAGGAATCCTTTCTCTTGAGTCTGGACAGTTCTTCCGCAGCCTCCTTTTGTTTCTTCCGGAGGGCTTCGACACGGTCTTCAGCCTGTTTGCTGTTTACTTCGATTATCGCCTGAAAAGTCTCTTGATTAGCCATAGAAAACGGTATATTTGTTTTTTTATTGCAAATATACCGTTTCTGTCAGGTGTGTGAAAATACTATCTAGACACTCCCCAGAGAAGGAAAACTCTTTTAGCCTTGCCTGACACATCGTGAGGATCTTTCCCGTAGAGAGTCCTTGACTCGCCTGTCTTGAGGTTCCTGACACGAAGGGCATAGTGTGCGCGTTTCGTCATAAACGCTTTCTCCACGACAAACCTACCGCTGACATCTCTTACGCTGTGCCGAAAGGAATTCCATCCCACAGGATCCTCCTGCATGGAGGTCTCTTGTGGTAGTCTCTTGACGATAAGGAACACCATGATCCAGATAAAGGGAAGCAGTGTTAAAATCTCCATATGTTTTTCCTTTTTTCTGTTGCAAATATACGAAAATTCCTAATAAGTTGTATCATTCACGGTCGAAAAATCTCAATTTCCCTGAATTTTCGGCATGAAAATAAGAGAAAAGCGACCTACCCTCTCGGGCAAGTCGCAATACAGTATAACTATTTATTCAAACTACTTTGAACTTCGAATTACTTGCGTTACACTACTAATCTACTAAAACAATCACCTATGATCTAAAACAATACTAATATTATGATACTAACTAAAATGAAATCTCATTGCGCTTGCGCGTGAAGGCGAATATCACAACGGCGGCGATGACAGCCAGCAGGACCCCGGAGCCCACAAGGCGCAGCTTTTCCGTCAGAGACGGTTCCCTGACGGTGGTACGCTCCCTTTGCAGTTGCTGCCTGGTGTCCCTTAGAGCCTCCAGCAGTCTGTTGTTCGTCTCTACGGACTCCTCGGCGATCATCCTGTAGATGACGGCGGAGTCTGTCACGGAGCTCATGTGCTCCCGGTCGTGCCAGTGCTCCTGGGAGACGATATTCCCCTGTGTGTCCTTGACGATGACGGTGGAGTCCTTGATACGTACGGAGTCACGCACGGATGTGGTGAGCAGGACGGAGTCCTTGATACGTACGGAGTCACGCACGGAGAAGCTGTCACGTATGACGACGGAGTCCCGTATGGCGGTCTGCTGCCTCTCCACGGAGCTGGTCGTCCTGCATCCGCACAGCCCAAACAGGGCGAGAAGCGGTAAAGTGATCAACAGTTGTCGCATCTTGTTATCTTGTTAAGTTCCGAAAATTCCGTCATGGCGTTGAAGCACGGGCAGGTCTTGATGTATTCCCATGGGTCGACAATGCCGTTGTGGTTCAGGTCCGGTGAGATGTCCCTGTGTCCCATGATGGTGGCATCCGGATATCTCATCTTCAGCTTCGCCACCCAGTCGTAGAGAGCCATCTTCTGCTGCTCGGTGCGGTTGTCGATTCCCCTCGGGTGCTCCTTGTCGATTCCTCCTATCCACGCCACGTGGATGGAGTGGGCGTTGTAGCCTTTCACCCCGTTGGCGACCTTCTCCTCGTCGAGCAGCTGGTGGACGTTGCCGTCGCAGTCTATCACCCAGTGGTAGCCCGGTGCCGACCATCCCTTTGCCTTGAACTCGTTCAGCAGCGACTTGATGGTCGTTGTCTTCTGGTATGATGCCGTGCAGTGCACGAAGATCCTTGTGATTCTCCTCATTCCTCACCTCCTCTCTTGATATACTCCCCATTCTCGTTGAAGTCCTTGAAGCGCTTGATGAAGCTCTTGGGGAAGATGGGGATGACGGCGTTGGCGTTCTCCATGACGGATATCGCCTCCCTGACGAGCATGTAGACGCACAGGTATGTCCCCATCCAGTCCGTCGCCCCCATGGTGCTTCCGTTGACGGTGAAGTTCGTGAGGATGTTGGCGAGGATGAGCAGGAGGATGTAGACGGCGATCTTCTTCGAGAACTTGGCGAAGAAGCTCTCGCTGGAGGCGTCCTTGTGCACCAGGTGCTTGAGTATGCCCAGGAGAGTGTCGACGGCGACAGCCATCCCTATCCACTTGGCGAACTCCCAGTCCTGGTATACGTACCTCATGATTTCCGCCCCTATGCTCAGCGGCAGGGCGACGACCAGGGAGATGACAGTAACGATTTTCATATCGGGTTGGTTTTCTTTCCGCAAAGATAGGAACACGCATCGGGATATGAAAATACGGCAGGGGACTCCTGCCGTATTACGGGAGGCTCAGGAAATTCCGAGCCATTTCTTGGCGAGGGCGACCGCCGCCTCGCACCATTGGTTGTAGTCTTCGTACTCCTTGGGGTTGTCCTCGTAGTCTCCGTTCCCGGCGTGGCGGTGAATTGCCATCTCCTGGGACACGGAGTAGCGTGAGCGGATGATGGCGTTCGCCACCTCACCGTAGTCGGACGGGTTGTCGCACGGCATCACGGTGCCTCCGTCGGCCTCCGTGCCCGTGTATTTGTAGGCGGTATACGCCTGCTCGTCCTCCTGGTGCTCTTCCGGAAGGTAGTCCTCGACAATCTCCTCATTGAGGTAACCGATGATGTGTGAGCCGTCGTACACCATGTACGTCCGTGGCTCCTTGTAATAAGCAGATTTTTCCATATTATGTGAATTTAACAAAGGTTTGTCCGTTCCTGCCCGTGAACTGCCGGATGACTGTCGGGCATGGAAGGTCCTCGATGGTGAAGTCGTTCACTGCCTGGTCTATCAGTATCTTCGACCCCGTGAAGCTGTAGTACTCCGCGTCGATGAGTGTCGGGTCGCCGCGCTCGTCCTTTTTCTTCTCGAAGACGTACTCCTCCTCGTCGTTGGTGACGAATGTCTTCAGGATCTTCTTGAAACGGATGGCTAGAGCCTTGTTGGGCTTCGACTTCTCGACTGTCTCCGGAGCCCCGTCCGACTTCTCCACCTGCACTAGTATCTTGTCCTTGTCTATCTTGGAGTCCACAATCCTGTAGTCTATCAGCAGGATCTTGACCTTGTTGTCCTCCTCCTTGTTGACGATGGAGGAGAACTTGACCTTCTGGCTGCCGTTCATGTCCGGGAAGGGTGCCCTCACCCTCCTGGACTTGATGATCTTGCCCAATGATTTTTCCATACCTATAGTCTTGAATAAATGTATACTGTTGGCGTGCTTGGCGTACCCGAGGCGGGACGCCTGCCTGATTCTTATATCCTCCTCCCCGTATCCTTTCCTGCGGAGTCTGTGCACCTCACGGCAAAGTTCTTTCTTGTTCTGTTTCCCGAGCATTGTCTGAGAGTGCAGGAAGGTGTAGCCTACCATTCTTATCCCCGCCCATGTAGGGCGGACGTTGTAGTCCGTGTTGAGCCTGCAGAGGAAGTCCCTTGTCAGGTGCATGATGGACAGCTCCTTTGCGATATGCAGCACGGCCTTGTCCTCATGCAGCAGCAGGATATTGTCCACGAAGCGGAAATAGAACGGCAGTCCCTCCCTGGCGTAGCGGTGGAACTTCCCCGCCAGCCATGACGGTCCCCTGCAGAGCTCCCGGAACTCGTCGGGAGTCCTGGCGGTGACGATCTTCGCCTCGACGTACCTCCTTGTCCAGTACGCCAGCTTGTCGGGGTTCTCCGCTATCCGGAAGAAGCGCATCGCCATGCGGTCGAACGGGGCAAGGTATATCTGTCCGAGGATCTGCGACACCTTGATGCCGAGTGGTATCCCGCCGGGATAGCTGTCTATCACTTTGTAGAGGAACCTGCGGAACTTCCCCGGCTTCACGACCCTGTCGACGGTGTCCTTGAGGACCTGATGGCTCATCAGTGGGAAGTAGTGGTGGATGTCCATGGGGATATTGTACATCATCTCCGACTGGGTATGACTGTACAGCTCGTTTCTCAGGAACCTGAGGAACGCATGGGTGCCGAGCCCCGGCTTGACGGCTGGAGCCCTCCACGTAGAGTAGTCATATAGTGACTTCTCGTAAGGGAGTATCGAGGCGCTCTCCGTGACGTGGTCGCCGATCGGAGCCTTCGCCAGTACCCTCACCTTCCTGTTGAAGATGACCTTGGGGGTGTACCCCTCGGGCACCCACGTCTCGTCGGCAATCATCATGACGACATTCTCGAGGTTTCTCTCGAGATCTGCGTCGTACTCCCTTACGTAGCCACGGTTGTGCTTGGAGTCGGAGTAGTTGTCATAGGCTCTTCTGGCGTTGTCCAACGTCTCCATCTCCGCGCTGTCGCTGAGTCTGCGCATGGCGGTGTCCGTAAAAATAAAAGAATAACTGTCGGTGTTTTAGACGGTGTCTTCAGGCGGTGTCTAAAATCGGTGTCTTACAGGTCGGTGTCTTACAGGTCGGTGTCTTACAGGTCGGTGTCTTACAGGTCGGTGTCTCTGGTGTTACTCGGGTGTTCTGCAAATCCTACCCGGCAGGTATGCCGCTCGCCACAGATGGCTACGAGGCTCGCTGTCATCTTTCGATATGTTCGACCTATGGGTCGGGCTCTCCCCCTTGTCTTTTAAGGTCTTGTAGAGGAACGCGCCCAGGTTGGCATTGGCATTCGAGACCGCATTGTTGCCGTTGAGGTACAACGAGCCGGCATTGTCACCATTGTCAGCATTGCCAAGCAAGTAAGCCGCACGGAGCCGCGTGAGGGGGATCTACCCGCAACGTGAGTTGCGGTGCAAAGGTAATACATTTATTCCTATCCAGCAAGTCAAAGAGCGATTTTTTTTATTTTTCCCGTCCCCCACAAGTGAGGGACGGGAGGTGTACCTTGCTCTCTCCGAGAGCCTTATATCCCTAGTCCTCCATGCACCAGATTGGTTCCGTCGTGAACGCCTCTGCCCATTCGCAGAGGAACGCGCCCAGGGCGGCAGTGGCATGCGAGACCGCATAGTCGCCGTCGAGGTACAACGAGCCGGCAGCGTCACCATTGCCAGCATTGCCAAGCAAGTAAGCCGCACGGAGCCCTTCTACAGCTGCAGGGTTGTAGTATCCGTCACCATAGAAGGTGGATGCGGAACCTCCGAGCTCGCTGCCTGGGAAGAACGACAGGTTCTTGAGAGTGTACTCCTTTGGGTACTGCCACCCGGCGGCTTCCGCCACGGGTCCCGTAGCTATCTGCACGTTGCCGGCAACGCTGTCAAGGTTCATCAGACTTCCGTCGATGTCGTTATTGATGAACAGCGACTGTGACTTGTCAGCGTTGCAGCGGAGCAGCATGTTCTCTGAGATAGCACCAAGGTATTTGTAGTCGTTCTTCAGACCGTAGAACGAGGGGATCTGCGAGATAACCTTGGTTAGTCCGTTCTCGGTAATGGATGTTGTATTGATTCCCGTATAGTCACCATTGCTGATGCCGACGTCAAGGCGGATATACGGGTAATATCCGAAGTGCTCGTTCCAGTTATCCGG